ATGAGCAAGCCATCACCTGCCCGCTATCGCACCACGAACTGGTCCGGCTACACCGCCTCACTGAGAAAGCGTGGTTGTTTGCTGATCTGGCTGGACAAAGATATGGCATGGCTCGCGCCGCCTGACGGCAGCCCGGGCCGCCCCTCGGTCTTCTCCGACGCCGCGATCCAGTTCTGCCTGACGATCAAGGTCCTGTTCAAGCTGCCACTCAGGCAGACCACCGGGATGGTGTCCAGCTTGCTGAAGTTGGCGGACCTGGACTGGGCGGTGCCCGACTATACAACCTTGTGCCGTCGGCAGAAGACGCTGGCGGTCCAGATTCCCTACCGGCGTGCCGATGGGCCGCTGAACCTTCTGGTGGACAGCACTGGCATCAAGTTCCTCGGCGATGGCGAATGGCAGGCCCGAAAGCGTGGCATTCAGGGCCGACGCCAATCGTTGCCAGGCAACGGTTTGCCTGCAAACCGTGAGAGGGGGCGCAAGGTGCATCTGGCCATGGACACGGCAACGTCCGACATCCGGGCGGTGGAGCGCGCCCCCAGCAGCGATGGTGACAGCCCGGTGCTACCTGAACTGCTCGACCAGATTCCCGGGGGCGAAGAACTCGGCACTGTGACCGCCGATGGTGGGGTGATGTAAGCCGGGGTGCGTTCGGGACCGGGTGGCAGATCATAGAGGGTCTGATCGGTGCGCTTGGCCTCGATCCGCCGGGCGCCACCATCCGTGATCCGGGCCAGCACATAGTCGGGTGTGCGCCCGTCATGTTCCAGGCGGATGACATCGGTCGGGTCCAGCGCCAGGCGCGAGGGCGGCAATGCGAAAGCCGCATCCTCGCGGCCGACCCACTCCTCATAAAGCGCGCGGCGGGCGGCGCGATCCGCCAAGGCGGCGGGATAGACGATCGGGAATTGCTCGGTGCGGACCCGGGCGGTGTCGACCGTGATGCGCCGGGCCTCGACCGACAGTGATCCATAATCTTCGTCCGGCATCAGCAAGCGCCATTTCAGCGCACGGGGCAATTCGGTCTCCTGCGCCCGGGTGAAGCTGATGGCGCTCCGCCAGACGACTGGGTTCGTCGAGATTTTGCTGCGGTTGATCGAACTGGACTGGGCTGTGCCGAACTTGAGCAACCTCAGCCGCTTCCAGAAGAACCTGCTGGTCAGCATCCCCCATTGCTCGTAGGGCCTGCTGCACCTCTTGATCGACCGCACCGTGAAGGGGCAAGTCCGGCCATCAGCTGATTTGTGCACCAGAGCCGTGCTGGACGCCACGGAAACCGCTGCCATACTGACAAGAACAAGTCCTTGCAGGGCGGGAACCCAAATGAACGACTTTTCGGCCAAATCTGACGCCCAGATCGTTCAGTGGATCAAGAACCACGAATTGAAGAAGGCAACCAACCTGCCCCTTTACGCGGAACTCCTCGAAGAACGAGCGAGGCGGGGCCAAGAGAAATCGAGCCTCAACGTCAACAAGTCTATCGCCCTTTTTCAGACTGCCGCGATTGAACAAAGGTGCGTCTCATACGGTGATCTGGCGAAGGAAAGCGGCGTAGACTGGAACAAGGCACGGCATCGAATGAATGGGCCCGGAGGGCATTTGGATCAGTTGCTCGACGTGTGTCACGCCCGTAAGCTTCCCATGCTACCCGCGCTTTGCGTCAACCAGAGTGGCCTCAAGACAGGCGAGCTCGAGGAAAATGCGCTCAAGGGATTTGCCGACGGGGCACGACGGCTCGGCTTTGCCGTCTACGATGAACGCCGCTTCCACCACGAAAGAAGAGACGAATGCTGGGCCTGGGGCAAGTCTGCGGGCGCTTCCGACGTTTCATGATCTCAAAGCAAAGGGTCACTTGTGGCGTAGGCGAGGATCACCGGGATGACTGCCGCTTTCAGACCCTCATTGCCGTCGATCGCCAGCAGCACCGGTTCCGGCGCCTCGGGCGTGATATAGTCGCATTGGCCGCCCAGCGTCCGGTCGGTGGCCAGCGCCATGCCGATCGCGAGGCGCAGGGCGTCGAAGGCACATCGCGGGCGGCGGGGTTTCCGTCCACCACCACTTCGATCTCGGCCCGGTGTTGGTAGAAATAGCCCGGCGGCGGCAGCCACACCTCCGGCGGCCCCGGGTCGCCATCGCGCAGGATCACCACCCTGGGGTCAGGCACCTTCTCTGGCAGGATCGCATTGCGCAGCACCTTTGCCCCCGGCGGCATCCGCCCGGACAATAGGATACGCAGCGACGCGAGCAGGTGCTCGGCCGTGGATTGCGTGGGCATTTTGATCTCTGTTTGAAAAAGGTTCAGTTGAACTGCGAGCGCAGCTATCGTGCTGTCACTGAGCCATTACGCGAAATCCAGAGTTCGAGGTCTCGCCCGCATCGTTTGCACTTTCTGGTGAGCATGTGCTTCCACCGTCAGGGTTTACCTTGCAAGTTTGGAAGAAAAAGCGATCTACGCTTTCCCCGATGCTTCCTGTTGCACCGACAGAGCTGATCCTTACCTTTAGGCCAAAAGCGAACTCGCCGGGTGTGAGGTCGGACCCACCATACTTGCAAGAAAATGGCAGGTGAGCAGTTCCGGCGATCCCAAGACTTCCGTTGCCGCCCGGTTCAACATGAGTCCAATCCAGTTCTCCAACAAATGACGAAGGATCAAGTGGAACCGACGTTGCTGGTCCAAGGGAGTTGCTTGTGAAGGCCGTTGGTTGAGTTGCGTCCGAAATCACGGGCTCTTGCTGAAGTATTTCAGACAGGAGGAATTCAGTTGCTTGTACCCTCACAGCAACTGGTGCGCTGCTTTGCAGGACCAATGCGATCCTGACCGGAATACTCATCTGTGCGGATAAAGTACCTTCGACCGCACACAAATCGTAAAGACTCAGCCCTATCGAGTTTGTGGCCTGTTCTCCTGATGGCACGGGGACAAGTGAAACCGAGATTGCTCCAGTTGTTCTTGCCCTTAGAGACGCTGAACTGATTTCGTTCTCGGATGTGGTCTTTGGAAATACTGTTTGCCACTCGAAAAATGCCCAGCCTCCACCAATTATGATTGCAGCAACCGTTGCCCAGTTTTTCGCGTCTTCACTTGCAAGCTTAAGTTTCATTCTACCGTACTTTCACTTTAAGGCGGACGCATGATGGGCAAGCGTAGCTTTCTCGTGTCCTTCCAACAAGCGACTCAGATGTTCCGGCCGTCAACGTTTCGCTGGGCACATGTTTAGGGCGCAAAGAAACTGTTCGACGGCTGGCGACTTGGCAGTTCTACCGCCAAGCCCACAGGATCGCCCCCGGCAACCGCGCCGTCGCTTCCGTCGCCAGCGCATCGAGGTCCAGCTTCTTCGGCATCTTCACTTGTCGTAGCAGCAGGAACACCGGCACGGTCCGCGCGCCGGTAAGGATGCCGTCGCGCCGTCGTCGGCCACGCTTGGCCGCGGACAGGCCCAGGTTGTTCAACCGAGCATCATCGGCGACCAGCAGTGACCTGCTCCCCGGAAGTTCCCTCAGTCTGAGGTAGAGTCTGCCCAACCTGAGAAGGAGTAGACGAAATGAGGAAAAGCCGTTTCACAGAAGCGCCGATTATCGGGATGATCAAAGAGCAGGAGGCCGGACTTGCGACTGCTGAATTGTGCCGCAAACATGGACTTAGCCCGGCCACATTTTACAAGCTGAAAGCCAAGTATTGGGGGATGGACCTGTCCGATGCCAAGCGGCTAAAGCAGCTCGAAGGCGGGACGCGAAGCTAACGCGTCTGGTGGCAGATGTCACGCTCGACAATGTTGTTCTGAATGATCTGCTGGAAAGCCCTGACGACACCGTTGCAACGGCGGGATGCGGTGCTGCGGGCGATGAGTGGTCACCCGACGCGTTTGCAGACCCGAAATCGATGCCTATCAACCCCAAGGATTGTCGTTTTGAACGAGGGATGACCGGGGGGCATGTCACCGCTGGCAGGCGGCGCGCCGTAAACAGATTCGAAGGCGAACGCGACTTGCATTCGCGCACCGAGCTGGCGGGCCATGGGTCAGTCCTTTCGAGAAGGGGTAAGGTCAGAGAAGCGGGTCGGTGGTGACGTAGGCAAGGATCACCGGGATCACCGCCGCCTTCAGACACTCAATGCCGCCGATCGTCAGAAGCACCGGTTCCGGCGCCTCGGGCGTAATGTAGCCGCAAAGGCCACCAAGCGTCCGGTCGGCGCCCAGCGCCGAGCCGATGGCAAGGCGCAAGTCGTCAAAGGCCGCATCTCGGGCGGCCCGATTGCCGTCCACCACCACGTTGATCTCAGCCCGGTGCTCGTAGTAATAGCCCGGCGGCGACAGCCACACTTCCGGCGGCCCCGGATCGACATCGCGCAGGATCACCACCCCGGCCGAAGGCACCTTCTCGGGCAGCATCGCATTGCGCAGCACCTTCGCGCCTGGCGGCATCGCGCCGGTCAATAGGGTATGGAGTGACCCGAGCAGGCGCTCGGCCGTGGATTGTGTGGGCATGGTCAGATGTTTCGCTTGGGTGTATTGGTAGTTGCAAGGGATCAGGCGTCGCATGCCTTTTTGACGGCAGAACCTGCGGGCCGTTTTCGTCAATCTGCTGTGGTAGCGAAGAAGGAAAAAATCGAATGTCTGATCCGATTTCCGAAGAGCAGGGCGAAGCCGCAATGATATTGGCTACCACGCAAGACGAGATCATTCGTCAAAAGGTTAGAGACGAGTTGGCTGCGGCCAAAGCGGAAGGCTCCAAGATTTGGAAGTTCGTGAACTCTTCGTTTGGCCTTTGGCTTCTGTCATCTGTTCTGCTTTCCGGTGTTGTCTTCGCCTATTCGGAATACACCGCATTTAGAACCGAGCAGAGGGCAGAGGTAGCCAGGGTATCTAACCTGCGGGCCGAGATTTCGTATCGGCTCGACACGAACCTCATCGGCAAGATTTTCGATGCTGCCGGGCAAGCCTCCGGACCACCAACTTCTTTTCATGTCGCTGTTCTTTGCCTTCCTGCCAATCAACTTGGAGTGGGGCCGGGACAGGGCCTATTTCCCGCAGGCACTGGCGGAACACAGCCAATTTTGAGTTCGTCCGTGAGTCAGCCTGGCGAACTGGACGAGTCAATACTTGCTGGACGTTTCATCTATCCAGAGTTTCGTGATCGCAGCATATTTTCGCTCATTTGGGAACTGCACCGAGCCGAGGATGATCCAACTCAGAAGGCGCTGATTTCGTCTGCCATGGATGCTATTTCAGATTTACGCCGTGATGCGGCTCTGGGTATCGACACGAAACCAGCCATCGAATACTTGATTCCGGTGGACGTGATGATTGCGTCCTGGCTTTGAGCCTTGCCCCACCCAAAGTTTCTTTTGATTACTCTTTCTGCCACGCCCCCAAGATCGCCCCGGGCAGCCGCGCCGTCGCCTCCCGCGCCAGCCCTTCGAGGTCCAGCATCTTCGGCATCTTCACCTGCCGCAATAGGAGGAACACCGGCACGGTCTGAGCCCCGGTCAAAACCCCATCCCGCCGCCGACGGCCGCCCTTGGCTGTGGCCAACCCCCGGCTGTTTAGCCGTGCATCATCGGCGACCAGCAGGCTGGGGCCGTTGCGGCGATAGAAGAAACGCAGGCGCATGCCGGTGCGCTGTTCCTAGCGCCAGGGGGTGATGCGCTGGCGGCCGAGTCCGGTGACACCAGCAGCGGATAGGGGGATAGCGAGCCAAAGGCCGTCCTTGCCGCGGATCAGCACGCCGCCGTCGAAGGCGTGCAGGATGTCAGGAGCCTTTGTCCAGACGAGACTGGCGGCGCGCAAGCTGGTGCCTGATCGCGGGAAGTCGGCCTGCCGGACAGATTTGGCGAGGCGGGTGCCAAGTCCTGATGCCCGAATCTGTCCGCGCCAGTCGTTACGCAGGCCCCGCCCAGCGGCAAACACGCCGCGGGTCACGGCCGCCTCCGCCTCTTGCAGGATATTGGTGGCGATCGCCGCGAGATCGCCGTCAATGTTGGCGCCGATCTTCATGTTTCTCGCGCCTCTGTTTTCCAAACGTGGCGAAAGGCATTGCTCAGGGGTTCGCCCCGGACCTCGTATATCACGCCCGCGATTTCGAATGTGTCGCCCGGGGCAAGGGTGCCCAGTGCGGCGTGTTCGACATCGATCATCACGCTGTCGGTGACGAACCGGCCCTCGCCAAAGCCGGTCACCGCATCTGGCCGCCGCAGCATGACGCGGACAGCGACCGGCGCGCCCGCACCACTGAGGCGCCAGAGCGCATCCTGTGCAAGGTTCGGATCACGGAAGAGGGCGGCCGTGGCGATGGCGAAGGCCGACATTTCTTGTCGCGCCCCCATTCAGGCGCACGATCCCGGTGGTGTCCCCCGCACCGCCTGCGACCCCGCCTGCGTGGCGATGCCGATGCGGGTGTTGCCGGTCAGGACGTTGGTCGTCCGGCTGTTCGCCGCATCCCAGTAGATCGTTTGACCGACCGTCCAGGCCTGCGAGGGCGCTTTCGGCAGCGAGAACACGCCCACCAGCCGGATCACGGCGGTCTCGCCGATCGGCGCCGCACCCTCGGCAACGCCGAAGATGCTGCCGACCAGCACGCCCTGGCCTTGGGCGATCACGGCCGCCGCGGTGATGTTGATGGTTTCGCCATTGGCGATGAAGTTCTTCATCGGGTTTCTCCTTCAGAGTGGGGCGTCAGACGCCTGCGTTGCGGAAGAGGCCGCGCCAGTCGATGGCCTTGGCGGCGAAGTCGTGGCGGGCCTTGATCTCGATCCCGTCCACCTCGAAGCCCGAGCGGGTCTCGGTGTAGACGCCCTGCTGGCCCTCGAGATAGGCGAACTCAATCGTGTCGATCCGCGATGGGTCGGCGGCCAAGAACCAAGGGTCAGGCCCCGCGGCGGGGATCAGCCGGGCTTCCTCGATCGGTTCCAGGCGATTGGCGAAAACATTGACCCCGGCGACCGCATTCGGGGTGGTGGCGGTGACGTTTTTGCGCGCCTCGACCGACCGGACGCCCGGCGGCGTGATGATGTAGCGCGGCAAGACGCTGATTTGGCGCCCTTCCAGCCCGCGCTGGTTGCCGAAGAGACGATAGGCCTCGGCGAGGACGGTTTCCGAGATCGTGCCCGCGGTGCCGAGGTTGGCCTGGGAGGCATGGAAAGCGGGTTGCCGTCGGCCATGTTGGGGTTGGTCGAGAAGATCGAATAGACCAGATCGCTTTCGAGATCGGCCGCGGCGGCCCCGAAGGCCGAGGGGATGCGGGTAAAAGCATCGAGGTCGTCGTTGATCAGGGTCTGGCGAGTGATGCCGACGATCCGGCCGTAGGTCACCAGCGCATAGACCTCGCGGCTTTCGCCGATCGTGCCATAGGTGAACTCGCCCGATTCCGGGACGCGCAGCAGGTCCGGTGCGCCGCCAAGCTGATTGCGGGCCACGGGCTTGAAGTCGGTGATGACGGCCTGCCGCACCCAGGCGGTGAAGGTACGGGGCGTGGTGTCATAGGCCGCGCGCAGGGTCTTGTTGGCGACATTGGCGAGGATCAAGGGGAAGTCACTGGTCGAATGCAGGCCCGAGCGGCCGATCAGCGCCTCGGTGGCGAGTTCCATCTTAGACTTGCCGCGCGTTGAGATGCCGCGCCGATCAAGCGCATGGCGGGCCAGTTCGAGGAGGGTCAGGCCGCGGAACTCGCTGGCACGATCGGTCAGCTGCGCCCGGCCGGGGTTGTGACGGTGCAGCAGCGCCTCGGACATGGCGTCGCGATAGGCGGCATCGGCCGTGCAGGTGCCGCGGGCGGTGGCGGCGACGGGTTCCGATCCACGAGGCCGCCGGTGCATCGGCTTCGGCCAGCTTGTCGAGGATCGCGGCGCGAGCGGCATCGAGCGAGAGGCCGCGGCGGATCAAGTCGGCGACAACGCCCGCGCCCAGCGCGTGGCGTTCGCAGAGCGCCAGCACCTCGGCCGCGACGCGGTTCGCTTCCGTTCGGATTGTATCAGGGCTGGGATCGGCGGGCGGCGTGATGGGCGCAGCGCGAGTTTCGACGGCCGCTTCGGCTTCAGGCGTTTGGGCTTCGGGCATGGTGGTCCTCGTCTGGTTCGGGGAAGGGGCGGGCGCATCGGCCCGGGTGAGGAGGCAGGGGGTGAGAGTTTCGGGGCGGGGATCGGTGCTGCGGATATGCTTACCGGGATTGGCAGGCATGGCGACGGCTGAGATTTCCATCGGCTTCCAGTCGACGGCGCGCCACAACTCGCGCTGCCCTTTGGCTCTCGTGATGTCGTAGCGGTGGACCCGGTAGCCGACGGAGACGGCCGAGACCGTGCCATCCATGATCCGTTGCACGATTGGCGCGGCGTCGGGCGCCGAGGTCAACCGCACCCGGGCAAAGCCCTGGCCGCCCTCAATCCGGGCCGTGCCGGGCAGAACCGCGCCCACCACGGATTCAAGACCCCAGGATCGGTGCGAGTCCAGGAACGGCGCGCCTGCGTTCAGGCGGCCCATCCGCACGGCGCCGGGCGTGACGACCAGCTCCTCGTCATATTCGACGACATCACCCCAGGGCACGCCGCGGTTCTGGACGCGCTGGCATTCGAAGAGGTGGCCGACTCCGTCAGCGCCGACACACAGCGATTCAAACCGGCGGCCAAAGACCGGCATCGCATCGCCGGGGTGATCGGGGAACATCCAGTAGCCCCGGCGGCGGCCCAGTGCATCGTATTCAATGCCCTGAACGATCCGGCCACCATCGGACCGGTTGCCGAACTTGGCGCAATCGAGGTGATCGGCCTCGTTGAGCTGGATCTGCATCGGCGCTGCCGGGCGATCACTTGCCCGGCGGCGACGACGCAGGGCAAAGACCTCGCCGCCTCCGATTATTTCCCGCACGGCGAGGACGGTCAGGCCATGGAAGTCGGTGTGCCCGTCGGCATCGGCCCGCGGCGCCCAGCGTTTCCAGAGATCATCGGCGAGTTTGTTCAGGGCCGGATCGGGCGCTGCCGCCCCCGGCCGAATGCCGGTGTCGAGGATGTTTGACACGAGCATCCGCGCAAGGTTCGGCCGGATCGATCAAGCCGAGGTCTTCTCTTCAACCTTAGGCGACAGCCGCAAGATGATCGACGCGGTCAGCGCCGAGGGTCGCTCGGCCCACATCAAGAACGCCTGAAGGAGGCACCGATGTTCACCAACCTCTCCGCCGTCCAGATCAGGTGGAGATCATGCACATGTAGTGCGATCCGCCGGTCAAATGTCTCAGAGGCAGGATTATGCACAGGGTATGTCGTCGCAGCAGCATCCCAGTTGGCATTATGGAGAAAGACAGGTGGGCTAACCCACCTCGTGCATTTCCGAAACGTCGGTTTTTTTTGGGCAGTTTTCATTGTGCCCGACCAGATATGGCAATCTGCCTGTCTTTGCAGCAATACCTGAGTATCTGGCTGTTTTGCCACAGCGCAGCGCGGTGTCACGGTCTCACCGCCCCTCTATATTCATTTGATAGGAGGCTACCTGAAAACCATGAAACACTCTCACGACTTTCAATCTGACAGTCTGCACGTTCACCACGTTCCAAACAGCATGCCGGATCGCATCGCGTTGCGTATGGTCAAAAGCATGCGGTTTTTCGCAGACCGGTTCTTCTCAAACCGTTACGGACACCGGGCTGTTGTGCTGGAGACGGTCGCCGCAGTTCCGGGCATGGTGGGTGGGCTGCTGCAGCACCTGAGCGCAATTCGCCACATCCGGGACGATCAAGGCTGGATCAAGGAGCTGATCGACGAGGCCGACAATGAGCGCATGCATCTGATGACATTCATCCAGATCGCACAGCCAAGCCGCTTTGAGCGCGGCCTGATAATGGTGGCGCAGGCGGTTTTCTATAATCTCTACTTCTTCCTTTATCTGCTGGCCCCCAAGACGGCGCATCGCGTGGTTGGCTACTTGGAGGAAGAGGCGGTGATCAGCTATACCCACTATTTGGCCGAGATTGACGCAGGTCGGGTGGAAAACGTGGCCGCACCCGAGATCGCGCTGAAATACTGGAACCTGCCAGCCGATGCGCGATTGCGCGACGTGGTCTTGGTGGTGCGAGCAGACGAGGCCCACCACCGCGATACTAACCATCACTTTGCCAATCAACTGGCAAAAGGCCAGCGCGCTTGAACCGTCCGAGACCCGTAGCTACGCCATTCTGTGTGGTTCCAGTAGGATACGGGATTAACTTTCCAAACGAAGCAGTCGGCATGATGCGGGAAAAAAAATATGGTCCTATCATCGATCGTCAAACTGAAGGCGCTCGGCTTGGCACAGCAGGTCGTGCTCGGCGCGTTCATCAACGGGGCCTTGATCGGCGCAACAGTGGTTGCGGCAGCGGTGATCGCGAAACGCCCGAAGTCGGGTAATAGCGGGTTTTGCAGCAGAACTGTCAGGCCGGACGCGGCGGAGAAGAGCTGA